CTGCTACTGGAGAACAAGACCCTATTTCATCTAATTGGGAAAGAGCAGATGAAGATGGAGCTGGTGTGATAGGAACTGGAATGACAGAAAGCTCAGGTATTTTTACATTTCCATCAACAGGAATTTGGAGAATAGAATTTCTTGCTTATTTTTATTACAATGGCGATAATAGAGGAATAACTTGCGATCTTGAAACTACAACTGATGGAAGTAGTTATGATAGAGCTGCATCTGCTGCTGTCTTTATTCAACAAACTTCAAGTAATAACACTTATAGTGGTGGGTATTGTACTTTTATTATGGATGTAACAAACACAAGCACTCATAAAGTTCAATTTCATGCTGGAGCTGCTAGTATCAATGTTTATGGAGCAACTAACGACAACGCCACAATGGGTGTTTTTACAAGATTAGGAGATACATAAAATGGATAGAGATTATTTACAAGAGGCATTACATACTTTTAATGGTGGTAATTGGTATGGTTGGAAAACTCATAACGATAGTGGAAATAAAATTCCAAATAAAGATCGTATGCAGTATCAATATATTAAAATTATTAAAGAAGGTGCAACTATACCAAGTGAAGCTGATGTAAATGCAAAGATACAAGAATTAAAAGATGAAGAAACAACTAAAGCAAATACAAGAACATCTGGCAAAGCTAAATTAAAATCAGGCGATGCTTTAACCGATGCTGAAATATCAGCATTATTTGGAGATTAATTTATGGCATATATAGGAAAAGAACCAATAGTAGGAAACTTTCAAAAGTGTGATGCTATTAGTGTAGTTAATGGACAAGCAGCATATACACTACAAGTAAGTTCTACAAATGTAACACCTGAAAGTAGCCAACATTGCTTGGTATCGCTGAACGGAATTTTACAGGCTCCAGTTACTTCATTTTCTGTGTCCGGCTCAACTCTGACGTTCGCCTCAAATTTGGCGACAGGTGATGTCATAGACTTTGTGATGTTATTAGGTAACGTGCTCGACTTGGGTGTGCCTTCGGACGACACGGTAGGAGCTGCACAAATTAAAGCAGATCTTATTTCTGGAACAACTGCTTTAACAGATGCTCCAGCAGACACAGACGAATTCCTTGTCTCAGATGCAGGTACTCTTAAAAGAATTGATTATAGTTTAATTAAAGGTGGTGGAGAGTGGACTAAAATTTTACACCAAACAGCATCAGCTGATGATAATGTAGCTTTTAACTCAACTTATATAACTTCAACATATCAAGATTACAAAGTTGTTTGGTCTAATGTTCACTCAGCTAATGATGGTGTTAGATTTAATTTCTATATTAGCGAAGATAATGGTTCATCATTTCAAACTATTGATTTTTCAAATGAAGGTTTTAAAGAAGATGGTAATGTTCAAAATACATCTTCAGGTGCAGCCTCACCTGATACTGAAATGGATCTGATGGATGCTGAAAATTTAGGTAATGCTACTGGTGAAGCACATAATGGAGATATTACTCTTTTTGATCCAAGTGCAACAGATAATAGAATGGTAATGTTAGGAAGATTTGGTTTTCACCTTGATAACACTTATTACAATGGTGGTTTTCTAGGTGGTGCTTCAAGTGATGATGCAGCTGTGAATTATATAAAATTTCAATTTTCTGGTGGTGCTATTACAACAGGCGAATTTACTTTATATGGTAGAAAAATAACATAGTAATATATTGATGGGAGCATAATCAATGTCAATCAAAGTAGCCAATAATAATTCTCTTGCTAGTATAACAGCTTTACCATCAGCAGTTTCTGGTGGTGCTATAACTTTATTAGAAACACAAACTGCATCAAGTAGTTCTACACTTTCTTTTACAAGTAATATTGATAGTGACTATAAAGAATATGTTTTTAAGTTTATTGATATTCATGCATCTAATGAAGGATCTAATTTTACTTTTAATATGAGTGTAGATGGTGGTTCTAATTATAATGTAACTAAAACTAGCACTCACGCTAGAGCATATCATGCAGAAGCAGATAATGCAGCAGCATTTTCATATTCTGCTGATGGAGATTTAGCTCAATCAACTGGTTTTCAAAATATATCTCATTCATTAAATGATGATAATGATGCCTCAACAGCAGGAACATTACATTTGTTTGATCCTTCTTCTACAACTTTTGTTAAGCATTTCATTATAAATACAAACTCTATGGTTGATAGTATATATTCTTATCATAATTTATTTGGTGGTTATGGAAACACAACATCAGCTGTTGATGCAGTACAATTTAAAATGTCAGCAGGAACAATAGACGCCGGAGTTATAAAATTATATGGCATTAGTTAAGTACAACAACAATAGCATAAGTGCGATTACATCAACTGCTGGGATGCCAGCTGGTGCTATGACACTTATTAAAAATATTACAGCGTCTAGTGATTCAACTATTAACTTTGTGGATGGTGCATCAGATGTAGTTTTGGACAATACATATCCTATTTATTTATTTAAGTTTATTAATATTCACCCATCTTCAGACAGTAATCGCTTTCTATTTCAAGGTTCTACTAATACTGGAAGTGGTTATGGTGTTAATATTACATCTACATTTTTTAAAGCATTTCATGCAGAAGCTGATAATTCAAATGGTGTATCTTATGATGTAAATAATGATTTAGCACAAAGCACATCTTTTCAACAATTAAATTTGGATGCTGATCTAGGTGCAGACAATGACCAAGGTTTAAGTGGAGAATTATATCTTTTTAGTCCAAGCTCAACCACTTTCGTAAAGCATTTTATGGGAACTTCTAATTTTAATCATGCAGGAGATTATACAGTTGAGTGTTTTTATGCTGGATATTTTAATACTACTTCAGCTATTGATGCAATACAGTTTAAAATGAATGATAATGAAATAGATTCTGGCTCCATCAAACTCTATGGAATTAAGGATAGTTAATGTCAATTGTTAAATTAAATAATAGAGGTGTAAGATCAGCTTCTGCTTTTGGAAGCATTACTGGATTAGGTAGTATGGTGTTTATTAAAAAAATAACTGCGTCTGATGGAGATTCAGCTATATCTTTTGTTGATGGAACAAGTGATGTAGTTCTTGATGATACTTACAAGGAATACTTATTTACTTTAAACAATATTCATCCAGAAGATGATGCTGATTTTTTTGGTTTTAACATGAGTGCTGATACTGGATCTAATTATAATGTTACAAAAACAACAACAATGTTCAACACAACACATGATGAAGGAGATTCTGCTACAGCTTTAGGTTATGAAGCTGGTTATGATTTAGCTCAAGGAACTGGTTTTCAAAGATTAGTTGCTGGTGGTGGTATAGGAAATGGAAGTGATGAAAGTATATCTGGTTATTTAAGATTATTTAATCCTAGTAGCACAACTTTTGTAAAACATTATATAGGTTCTACAAATGCGTACAATAATTATGATTATACTATGAACCAGTATTTTGCTGGTTATGGCAATACCACTTCAGCAGTAGATGCAATTCAGTTTAAATTTGAAGGTGGCGATACAGATGCCGGAGATATCTGCCTTTACGGGATCAAATAAAAATGATATATAAATCAAAAAAGGAGGAAAACTATGCCAAGATATCATAATATAAATGGAAATAGAGTTCAGTTTACAGCTGAAGAAGAGACAGCTAGAGACGCTGAAGAAAAAGCTTTTGCAGATGCTGCACCAGCTAGAGCTTTAGCTAGTCTAAGAGATAAAAGAAATAGATTATTAGCTGAAACAGATTACTATGCTTTATCAGATGTAACTATGTCTAACGATATGAAAACATATCGTAAAGATTTAAGAGACTTACCAGCTGGTAAAGACACTGTTGATAAATGTAATAACGCTACGTGGCCAACTAAACCATAGGGCATAAACTATTATGCTACAAAAAATTAACATACAACCAGGATTTAATAAACAAGTCACATCAACGGGCGGCGAGGGCCAATGGGTTAGTGGTGATTATGTAAGATTTAGATATGGCTCACCTGAAAAAATAGGTGGTTGGGCTCAACTAGGAGACATAACTTTAACTGGAAGAAACACGGCACTGCATCATTTTGTTAATGCATCAGGTATTAAGTATGCAGCACTTGGAACTAATAGAATGTTATATGTGTATTCTGGAGGAGCTTTTTATGACATAACTCCTATTAAAAGTACAAATACATTAACAAATGCTTTTACAACCACACAAAGTGATG